TCGCGCTCCTCGGCGGTCAGCTCCCAGGTCGAGGAGATCAGCGGCGTGCCGTCCGATTCGCCGACCGACACCCAGAGGTCGTTGTCCTCGTTGCCGCCCTCGAGCGAGAGGACGTGGTTGGAGGCGACGGTGCGGCGTGGCTTCAAAGCAGAACCTCCGCAAGTAGGTGGACGATGTAGACGACGGAGCCACCGAGGACAACCCCGTAGACGAGCACCCACAGGTAGGGGCTCACGAGAGCAGGGCTTCGACGCCGCGGACGACGCCGAGCCAGAAGATGAACTCGCACTCGAGGAAGGCGATGAACCAGGCCCAAGCACCGAGCACTTCGGCCCAGTGAGGCTCCATGCGCGCAGCCCTCCTATCCGGCTCGCCGGCCACGGTCAGGCCCCCATCGGCTCGGGCTCTGGCCGGGAGAGGCAGGTTTCGCAGACCCAGGCTTCGTCCTTGCGCTCGGTGAGGCGGAAGACGCGCTCTCCGTGGCGCAGGGTCCGGCCGCAGTCAGCACAGGATTCGCCGTCGCGGGGCGGGTAGGGATCGTCCCGCCGGTTCACTGACGTCTCGGCCCAAGCGCCCATCAGAGCATCCAGTTCCGCATCCCGGCCAGGTTGTGCGGCCGGAGCTGTTCCTCAGCGCGGACGTCGGCGAGCTCGGCGATCGCGTCGGTGCCGTAGACGGCGATCAGCTCGCGCAGCTTCTCGAGGGCTTTGCAGAAGCCGAGCCGTTCCATATCGAGTTCGCGCTCCCGCGTCTTCGACAACTTGCCCTCGGGGTACTTCGGCTCCATCGACAAGAAGGCCGTCACGAGCTTGGCGAGGCCCTGCTGCTTGGACTTCGGCGCCCGCTCGAGGCCGAGCTCTTCGAGTTCCTCGAGCAGCGTGTCGGCGGTGCTCTCGCGCGCCATCAGCCTCGCCTCCCCTGCTCCCAGGCCACCCCGGCAAGGAAGGCGGCGATCTGCGACGTGGCGAGCGCCAACTGCGGCCCCTTGATCGCCAGCATCAACAAACCCGGCACGAGCTCGCGGGAGACGGCCTCAATGAGATGGTCGAGCGGAACGCCGAACTCCCTGGCGACCGCCGCGGTGATCTCGTCGGCGTCGATCTTTTCGGCCTCCTGCATCCGGCCGAGAAGGCGCTCGCTGACGTCCTTGAAGACCTCTTGGATCGAGACGGGCTCGGGGGCGGGCATATCAGTACCCCCCCCCGCTGAGGATCGCGCGGCCATCAGTCGATCCTCTTGGCGACCGTCACCGGCAGGAGCCAGCGCAGGAGGGCGAAGGCGCAGTCACGTTCCTCGGCGAAGCGGCTTTCGCCCGACCGGGCCTCTTCGCGCTCGCGGAGGAAGCGCTCGACGTCGGCCTCGAGCTGCTTGATCGTCGCGTCGCGGCGACCGTCGACCTCCTTGGCGCCGTGGCCGAGCTGCTCTTCGGCGCAGTCGACGCAGGCCCGCGGGATCCCGAAGTCCGAGAGGAGCTCCGCGACGGCGTCGCGGACGCGCTCGGCCGGGAAGACGTAGTCGGGGTGGTCTTCGAGCAGCGGCCGGGTCGCGGCTCCGGCGGCCTGGTAGGCGACCTCGGACACCCAGGCATCGTCGCGGCCGTAGGGGATCGTGATCTCGAGGAAGGGCGTCCGGCTCGAGGGCCGCATCGGGAAGCTGCCGACCCCGGCGCCGTCCTGATCCTCGAGCTCGATGAAGCGGTACTCGGGCGGCGTGTCGGCGTCGGAAACGTCCTCGAGCACGATCACGAGCTCGCGGGTGCCGGGCTTGACCTTGCCCTCGGCGCGGATCTTGTCGATCGCCTTCTGCTGGCCGTCGACGGTCGAGGCGAGCAGCCGCTTGGACTCTTCTCCGGCCAGCACCCGCCGGATGCAGATCTCGGCCCGCTCGGTCAGGGTCAGGGTGCGCGGAGTGCCGGGCTCGCCGGTCGCGCCCGTCGACCGCGGGATCGAGATCCGGTCGAACTCGTTGCCGGCGCCGATCGCGTCGCGGCGGTACTCGACGAGCTCGTCCGCCAGGGCCGTCACACGGTCGGAGATCGTCAGGATCGCGCCCTCGCGGGTCCGGGGGATCTTCATGCCGTCGAGGGTGTCCATCGCCACCGAAGCCGGCGAGCCGGACTCCGGGGTGGCGCCCTGATCGACGACGCGGATCAGCGCCTCCTCGATCGCGTCCGCCAGCTCGAGGCAGGAACGCTTCGTGGCCTTGCCGCCGACGCCGGAGATCAGCCGCATGGCGAAGTTGTCGATCACCCCGAGGATCAGCGCCCGCCGGGTGCCCTCCGCGGGGGGCTCGCCTTGCCAGCCATCCGGCGGCCCCGGCACACCCGGACTGTCGGCGTGGGATTCCTCACCGCGCTCACCGGCCGCGCCAAGCGCCTCGAGCGGCACCCTGCCGGTGCGCCCGATTTGGGAGGAGTCCGAGGACTCCACGATCGTCGCCTCGACGGACTCGCCATCACCGCCACCGCCGACCTCGGGGTCGAGGAAGAGGGTCGTCTCGCCGTCGACGAGATCGCCGTCGCCGACCAAGTGCGTGAGCTGGCGACCGTCCTCCGTCCGCAGCTCCCACTCGACCCCGTCGCCCCGCCGCGTGATCCCCGCCGCGGTGAGCACCTGATCGACGACCTCGCCGACCGTCGCCGTGGTGCTCGTCTCGACCTTGATCGGGACGCCGTTGACGACGACCTTCAAGTCGCAGGCAATCACGTCCGAGGTCTGCAAGTGCTTGTCGTCCTCGCTCGACGTGCCGCCGCCGGGCCAGCGGATCGTGTAGCGCCAGTAGCCGGACTGATCGCGGAACTCCGTCCACGACCGAGACTCGACGCGGCCCACCCGACTCGCGGGCTCGATCGCGGCGTCAGGGGTGGGCTCGACGGTGCTGCCAAGGTCGAACTGCGGTGCTGGGATCTCCACGTCTCTCCTCCGGTTGTGCTGGGCTCCTGGGGAGAGGGCGGGCAACTCGCCACCGGCACGACCGCCAGGGTCTAGATGGCGAGGCCCTACGCCGTGCCCTGGGGAGTGTGCCGCCCCCGTAGCTGTCCGGCGATTCCTCGAGCGGGCACCCTAGCGACTCCGGGGGTCGGACGTGTACACAAGGCCGCTCTTTGGGCCAAATCCGATACGGCTGGGTGGAGATATATATCTCGCAGCGACACGGGATTCGCACACTCCCCCCTCCCCCTTTTCGCATCCGCTCACGCGCACCGCTTCGCGCCTGCGACGCCGACGCGATCACGCCTAATCGAGAGGGTGCCGAGCGGGAGGCGAGACGGAGAGCCGAGCGAGGGTTGACATTCCGGCTGTTATGTCCGATCAACCGAGGCAGGCCCGACGTGCTGACCCTCGCGCGTGTTTGATCTTCGCTCGCGTCGATCCGGTGGGCCGTATCCAGCCGAGCGACCGAGCAAGAGCGCCAGATCGAACATGTGTCCACCGATCCCGATCACCGTGCTATCGCGCTCGCGGTGCTGTACCGTGGGCGATACATGAACGCAGCACCGACGAAGGGAGCAACATGAGCACCGAACGCATCGAACGCATCCGCGCTGAAGAGGCGCGAGTCGGCGACCGGATCAAGGCACCGGACGGCCGCGCCTTCTACGAGCTGACCGTCGCCCATCCCAAGCCCGGACTAGAGAACGACGAGGAGATGGTCGAGCTTGGCACCGGCTGGGGCTCTGTCGTCTTGCAGCCCGGCGAGATCGTCGAGCGGGAGAACTGGCAGGTTGGCGAAGCCGAGCGGGAAATCGAAGAGCACAAGCGCTCACGTCTCGACGACATAGCCGCCCTGGTCAAGCTGGCGAGCCTGCCCGACGACGAGGCGCTCAACGAGTGGAGCAACGACGAGTTGCTCGCCCATGACATCGGCTACGGCGAAGCTGGCCCGCTGAGTCTCGACACGGTGAGGGAGCAGGCCGACGAGCGGCTCAACGAGTACCCGCTCAGTGTCGAAGCCACCATGACGTTTGAAGTCGTGATCGGAACGGGTGGCCCGGATGATCGCTTGCTCTTCGAGTGCGTCGGCGTCGACGCTGGGCCTCACGATGGCGGCGGTGATCGCTGGGAGATCAACCGCGTGATCTATCGCTACTCGTGGACCGGGTCGGCCGAGCGCGTCCTCTCGGGTGAGGATCGGGAGACGGCCGAAGAGCTGGCCCGCCGTGTGGTGCCGGAGCTGGTCGAATGAGGGTGCAAGTCTGCGGGCCGAACCTGCACGATCAGAGCAAGGGTGAATTCCACGTCCACGCCGACGGGTGCGCCGACCTACGCAACTACGGGCCGGGCAAGCGTCTAGGGGGCGAGGAGCCCTGGGCGCTCGACGTGAGCGACCGCCTGGGAATCGTGGGCGAGGTCTACGACTGGATACCTGGCGAGGAGGCGGCGGCCTACCTGGGCGAGTTCCACTTCGCCCCGTGCGTCGCCTCGTTGCGCGAGAAGGCGGTCCAGGTGGGCGAGTACGTCGCCATTGACCTCGACGAGAACAACCGCAAGCCCGCTGGGACGTTCGGCTGGGGCGTCTGCCGCCACGGCCACGGCTTGCAGGACTTGCCGCCGCTGAGTGAACGGCAGGCCCGCAGCCTCGCGGAGAAGCTCAACGCATAGCCGCGCTTGGAGCGCCGCCCCGGTTCGATTCCGGGGCGCGGCCTTGTATCGAACGCAGTACAACCGAAGGAGACACCATGAACGCAGAAACCGAGATGGCCGGCGCTGACGGCCTGGGAGCCGCGCCAAGCGACGACAAGGCCCGCTGCGACGACTGCCGCCGCATCTGGCCGGTAGCCGAGCTGGTCGAGCCCGAGCGACTGAGCGAACGGCTCGACCCCGGCGGCACCGTGCCCGCTGGCGAGTGCCCGGAGTGTGGCGCGCTCGCCTACCCCGTCGAGGCCGAGCCCGCCGACCCACTCGACGAGCTGGCGAAGGAGATCGGCTACAGCGACGGCGCGGACGACGACGAGAGCGGCGGCGTGGACGCGCTGATCGACTACAAGAACGCCTTGGAGGATCGCTGCCGCCAGCTCGAAAACTCACTAGGCGAGATCGGGCATTGCCTCCCCAAGAACGAATCGTGGGACGGCGGCCCCGGTCGCTTGGAGGACATCGCCGCCATCCTCGACCGGGGGCTCGTCGAGCGCCCCAACACGAGCGAGTACGAACGACACTAGGGCGGCCTGGCGGCGCTGGCGCGGGTTCGATCCCCGCGCCGCCCTTTGTATCAACCGCAGTACAAACCCGAAGGGAGTTCGCATGGACGAGCAAGGCACCATCTACGCGCTCGTAGTCGTCCTCGAAGCCGACAGCCGAGAGGAAGCCTTCGACCGCATCAGCGAGGAGATCGCACCCGAACCGGCAAACGCTCACTTCGTCGGAGAACCGTTCAAGATCGACCGAGACGACGAGTACGACAGTGAGAGCGTCGCCGGGCAAATCCTCGGGGCTGTCAAGCGAGAGCGGCAGAGCCAACAGCTCACGGCCCAAGCGCTCAACCCCGAGCCCGCCTACACCGTGATTGGTCGCTACCGCGACAACGACCAGACGTACATCGTCACCGTCTACACCTACAACGGGACCAAGGCCGCCGCAAAGCTGGCGCGGGAAGCCTGCTCGGAGGAGAGCGAGATACCGCTTGACGAGCTGGACCTCGACATCGTCGCCATCTTCGAGGGAGAGCCCGCCGTGGTCGCGCGGAGAGACGAGCAAGCGCTGTGAGAGGGCCGGATATGACGACGAAAGAGGGACGGGCCGGGCTGACTGCTCGGCTCGCCCGCAAAGCCGACAAGAGCCCGCCAGAGCCGCGCCCACCGCGCCGCCTGGTCGACCTCGTCGATTGGGACGCGATCCCGCGCAACCGGAAGGGAGCGAAGTGAGAGACGCCGCGCAGATACGACTAGAGATCGGCGCGACCGAGCAGGAACTCCACGAACACGAAGAGCGCGGAGCGGAGCTGCGGCAGCGGCTCGGCCGAGCGCTCGCGGAGGCCCGCGACCATCCCGAGCTGACGCTCGAAGAGGGCCGCCAGGTGCCCGAGCGGGAGATCCTGCGGCAGCGCGCCAACCGACTGATCAAGGAGGCCGAGGCGGCAGCCGCCGCGCGCTGACGAGACAGCTATGGAGTCGAGGGCCGGGGGTTTCGTCTCCGGCCCTCGCTCTGTCGGCGGCGAGTGCCGTCCGCCGCGCTTTCGCCACGGCGCACCCCGGCGCGACCATCGACTCCATTCCGGCGGGCCGGAATGACGAGACAGCTACGGAGTGGCGGCCCCAGGGGTCGAACCTGGCCCTCCGGGGTTGCATCGCAGATCAGCGACAGCTACGACGTATCTGCTCGAGCGCACCCGGCGACTTTCCCTACCGTCCCGACCGCCGTGAGGAGTCCTCCACCGGGCGCCGTGCGGCCCCTCCGTCCGCCCCCAGCAAAGGCGGTCCCCCAGGGCCATGCGCGCATCGACTCGGTCGCTTGGTCCGCTGGCTCCCGCGAGCCGCGGCCCGGCGAAGATTCCCGCCGCCTTGAGTGCCGCCAGGGAACGGCGACGGCGGGCGAGGAGGAGATCCTCTGCCTCGCGGCCCAAGGGCGCGCATCATCGCTGATGGCTCTTGGCCGGCCGCCGGGTTATGTGGGCGGCCTGCTCGCGGGCACAGCCATGATACCGCTCAGAAGGCCGGAAAGCGCCGTTCGGCCAGGGATTCCAGACCACGTTCGTCAACAAACTCCTCGACGTCGTCCGGCAACGCCGATCTAGGCACGACGAGAGCCTTCGGGCGCCCGTCCTGATGATCGAAGGAGACGTGGTGCACGAGGCACCCCGGCCCGCCGTTGCGGGGATCCCATTCGAGCTCGACGAACTCGATCGCGGTCAGCCCGAAGAGCGGCGGGTGGTGGCGGATTTCCTGCTTGCCGAAGAAGTGGAACGCCTGCCACTTGCGGTCGTTGGCGCAGGGCCGCTCGTAGGGGTCGAAGCTGGCAAGCCAACACGCCGGTTCATCGTTGAGGAAGGGCACCGGCCGGGGCCGACGCATAGCCGCCTCCCAGAACTCGTGAGCGAGCCCAGGAGGCGGCTTGGCGATCGTCACGAATCGTCGTCGACTTCTTCGAGCGAGGTCTGACCGGGGATCATCTCTTCCCGCTCGGCCTCGCTCTTGGCGCGGCACATCTTGCCGCACTGCTCGCACTCGGTCAGCGGGATCCGCGCGGCCGGGACCGACTGGCCGTACTTCTCCCGCAGCGCCGAGCGCGACAGCGTCTCGCAGTCGGCGAGGACGTCCTCGAGCTCGACGTCGCCCTTGCGCAGCGCCGGCAGCACCACGGCGAGCTTCGACATCTCGAGCTCGGCGAGCTGTTCCTGCGAGACACCCCGCTTGACGACGAGCTCCTCGTAGACCTCGATCAACTGGTAGGTCTGCGAGCGCTTGAGCCCGATCTCGGGGGTGCCGAGCCACGACTCGAACTTGTCGTGGCCGAGGGGCTCCCACATGCGCTCGGTGTAGAACTCGTGCAGGTGCCCGGCGAGGGCGATCCAGACCTGCTTGATCGCCCCCGTCCCGGTCTTGATCTTCTGCTCGACGGCAAACGCTTTCTCGGCCGCGCGCTCCTCCGGCGTTTTGCGTTTGCGCGTCGAGGCTTTTTTCGTCGACTTCGCCATCGCCTAGAAGGGGATGTCGTCGTCTTTGCCGCCGCCCGACCCGATCTCCTCGGCGCCGAACTCCTCCTTGAGCTTCTCGACGACCTCCTCGCCGCCGGCCAGCTTGGTGTAGCTGACGACCTCGGAGAATTTTTTGCTCGGGTCTTTGCGGCCGGGCTTTTCGCGGACGACGATCTTGGCCTGGCGGCCCTTGATCGAGATCCATTCAAACTCGCCCGCGGGAACATCGACGCCGAAGACCTCATAGAGCTGGGCGACCTTGCCGAGCGCGTCGGGCGTGATGTGCACCCAATCGCGGATCTCGCCGCCCTGTTCTTCGCCGCCGATCGCCTCGAGGGTGAGGATCACCACCGGGTGATCACCCTCGTAGCCGTCCTTGCCGGGTTCCTTGATCTCCTCGTCGACGACACGGATCGGGTGAGTCCCGCTTCGCAGGATCAACCCGCCACCCTTCCAGGGCTCGACGTCGTCGAGGCTCATCTTGAATCCCATCACTTGCCTCCTTTTTTGGCCGCCGCCTTGGTGGTGGTCGACGTGGTTTTCTCCTCGGCGCCGGACTCCTCGGCCTGCTCGGCCTCGGGCTCGGCGGCAAGTTCGGTCTGCCCGCCCGACATCGCCTCAACCGCAGTGGGGATCCACTCGGAGAGGTCGACATCGCGCATCTTGCCGAGCGCCCCCGAGCGGTCCTTCGCCCGCTTGCCGTTGGCTTCGACGAGCTGGGCGACGTAGCGGCGCGGCGTGTCCTCTGACTCGGGGAGGACAGCGCAGTAGCCGACGACGTCGACGGCGGCGACGAGCTTCTCGGGCAGCTTCTTCCCGCCCGTCGCCGGCCGCTTGATCGAGGCGCCGTCGTCCTCGTCGAGCTGCTCGTGAGCGATCAGCACGACGTTGATCGGCAGATCCTTGATCGCCCGCACGAACCGTTCGATCTTGGTGTTGACGTCGCCGTAGTTCTGCAACGACGCGCGCCCGCTGCCGGCGAGCTCCTCGACGAGCCGCTGGTAGACCTCGCCGACCGAGTCGATCACGAGCGTTTTCTCTTCGCAGCCCTCGCGGACGTGGACGAAGATGTCGTCGAGGTCCTTGGCGCACGTGATCGCCTTCTCGTGGATCTTGTCGTCGCCCCACTTGCCTCGAGCGAAGCGCAGGGCGCTCTCACCTTCGGCGTTGCCGACCAAGATCGGGCCGGGGGCAGAGCAGGCGTTGACCGTCTTCCCGGTGCCGCCAGGGCCGTAGAGCAGGATGTTCATCGTCGGCGCGACGGCCGAGGGCTGGACAAACTCGAGCGGGGTCATGCTGGGACTACCTCCGTTCCTTCGGGATCGCGGTCACGCTTCGGTGGCCGCCTGTCGAACAGCGAATCCACGAGCTCGGTGTCGTGGGGGTCGTTGCAGATTTCGCGGAAGCGGCAGCCGTTGCAGTTCTGCGGCTTGACGTTCCGCACCGGGTAGACCTGGCCGCTGTCGACGTTGGCGACCTGGCGGCCGAGGGAGACGAGCTCGGTACCCGACTCCTCGATCTCGCGGGGGGTCAAGAAGACGCGCTCGCGCTGGGACCAACGGCGATCGGCGAGGGCCTGCACCATCGCCGGATCGACGTCGACGCCGTACTCGGCGCAGGCCGCCTCGTAGAGCTCGGGGGTGGTGAGCTGCGCCTTGTCGGTCGACGGCGCTTTCCACACCATCTTCTTCTCCCCGGTGGGCTCCTTCGTCTCTTTGTCGAGGACGTCGACCTCGACTTCTTTGCCGACCCCTTTTTTGGAGTTGACGATCTTCGGCGGCTTTGGCTGGGCGTTGAGTCGCTCGTCGACGATCACCCCGGCGACCGGCTTGCCGTACTCCCGTTCATAGGCCCAGGCGTAGTAGCGGATCTGGCGACCGTTGGTGATCAGCTCGAGCGCCGAGAGGTTTTCCCGCAGCTTGAACTCGACGAGCCAGATCCGACCCTCCTCGTCCACGAGCACACCGTCGAAGAAGACCTGTAGGCGGTAGCGATTGGAGTCACCTTTGCCCGACCTCGAGGGCAGCGGCACCATCAGCTCGTGCTCGAGCCCGGAGAGGCCGGCGAGCGGCACCGGGCGCGTCTCCTCTTCGGCTGCGTACTGCTCGAGCAATGCCCGCAACTTCGCCGCCATCTGCCGATGCGCGTCGGCGTCGTAGAAACCCTTTTCCTCGAGCTTCTTGGCTTCGTCGTCGAGCGACTTGGTCAACGCAGCGAGCCCGGCCTCGAGGTCGACGGCATGGAAGGCCGCGACTCCTGCGCCCCACGCGCGGCCCTCTTGCAGCCGCACCGGCACCGCCTTCGGCTTCAAGCAGTCGCCGGCCAGGTAGCCGCCGTAGTTGAAGTCCCATTGGGCCTGACAGGTGAGCAGGTTGCCCGACTCAGTGAAGCTGATCGCTCGAATCATCGCTGGGGGTTCCTTCCGTAGCGGCGGGATTTACAGGTGTCGAAGTGGTGGCGGTGGCGCGACCGGGAGTAGTCCTGAGGCAGCCGCGCCGGCCGGCACTTGAGCACCCCGAATTCGCGGTAAAGGACGAAGCTGCCCTCGTGGCAATCGGGGGTCGCGTCGACCGGGATGGTGCGATCGCCCAGGCGGGCAAAGTTGATCGGCTCGGAGCAGTCGCGGCAGTTCGGCATTGTCAGAAGATGTCCTCGGGTCGCACTTCGCTGGGGGCATCTACCTTGTCCGGCCGGCCGGACGTAACCGTGGGCCGCCGACCCTCCCTATTTGCGGCGTCGCGCTCGAGCTTGGCCTCCTCCTTCGTCCTGCCGGCGCCGGGGCAGCGCTTCCGCATCCCCGGCCGGCCCCAATCGTGGTCGTACATCGCACCGTCCTTCTTGACTCGAGGGTGCCCGAGGCAGAAGGGGCACTGCACCTTTTCGGCCGAGGGGCTCACTCGTCGACCGCCGTTCGCATCGCGTCCTCGCCGAGCTGGTTGAGCAGCTTGCGAATGAAGCGGATCTTCCCCGGCGCGTAGTTGCCGGTGGCTTCGAGCTTCTCGAGGCGTTGGTCGATCTCGTAGAGCGGCGACATCACCACCCGCTCCTTCTTCTCTCGGGCCTGCCGGGTGATCTCTTCCTGGGCCTCGCGGCTGACCGCCTCGGGCTCGCCGGGAACAGCCTGGCCCTGGCGATCGGTGTAGGCCGATTCCTCTCCGGCCTCGGCTATCGCCGCCGGGTCGGTGACGTTCTTCGGCACCCCTTCGTCGTCGAAGCTGGCGCGGATCTCGCGGTAGTCGGTGCTGTGCGGGTTCTGCCGGAGCAGCCGGGCCGGCTCGGTCGGGACGGCCGGCGGGTTGTCGACGAGCCCGCCACCGACCTCGTCTTCGATCTTCACTCGACGCTTCGCCATCAGTCGTCCCTTCGTTGGTCGTGGCCAGGGGGCGGTAGGTGGGTGTTGCCGACTTCGAGCTCCTCTTGCTCGTGAACCGGCGGGGGTTTAAGCCACATGAACTGATGGGTGCGGCTGTTCTGGGCGACGCGGATCTTCTTCTTGAGGCCGTTGCGGACCTTGTCGTAGTAGAGCTCGCCTTCGGGCTTGACGTTGGCCTCTTCGTCCTGATCGCGGTGGAGGAAGAGCACGGCGTTGGCGGCCTGAGCCAGCGTCCCCGAGCCCTTTAGATCGACACACAGTGGCCGCGGCTTCACCCCCTTCGGATCCTTCAATCGGTTCCGGTTCAGGTGGGCGACGAGGATCACGTGGCAGTTGGCGCGGGAGGCAACCTGCTTGAAGCGACGGGTGATCTCGGCCGCGACCTCGACCCGCTCGAAACCGGGGATTTCGGTGACGGGGTCGACGGCGACGACGTCGTAATCGCCGTAGATGATCCGCTCGCAGATCCGGTCGACGTTCCAGTCGAAGGCCTCGAAGTAGTCGAAGGGGATGCGGTTGTGTTTGTTGGCCGCCTCGAGCAACCGCTGCATGTGCTTCGGCTCGAGCTGGTTGCGAAGGATCCGTTCGAGCGGCACCGCCGTCTTCGACGTCAGCCACCTGGCCGCCCTCTCCTCCTGTGACATCTCCGTAGCGAAGATCGCCGTCTTGAAGCCCTGCTCGTCGAAGCCGTCGAGCATCTGATCGAGCACCCAGCTCTTCCCCATGTTTTCCCACCCGGCCAGCACCGACATCTGCTTGCGCCGATAGCCGCCGAGGACGCACTCGTTGAGCTCCGACCACGGCAGTTCCATTACCTCGCCCTCGGTGTCGCGGTCGAAGGTGTCGAAGAGGGCCTCGAGGATCTCGGCGCCGGAGGTCCGTTCCGCGTCGACGGTGAAGTCCGACGTCGCCCGCTCGATCCCTTCGCGGATCAGCGCCGCCGACTTCTCCTCGTCGAAGCGCTCCCGCACCCCCTCCTGAATGAGCTGGGCGCCTTCGAGTTTGGCCCGGAGCTGCGCGTTGAGCAGCACGATCTTCGCGTAGTGCATCGCGTTCCCGGCCGCCGGCACCTTGGCCGCGAGCTCGAAGATCAGGTTCTTGTGCTCGGGCAAGGCGTCGGCAACGGTGAGCTGGTCGGCGGTACCATTGCGTTCGGCGACCTTGCTGATCGCCTCGAAGATCTGCGAGTGCTTGTCGAGGTAGAAGTGCCGCGGGGTCAACCCCGATTCGACCCGGACCTTCTTGAGCGCCGGCTCGGCGACGAGCATCGCACCGAGCACCGACTCCTCAGCTTCGATGTTGCAGGGCGGGACGTCGCCGGGGTGCTGGTCAAGGGTGACGCTGCCGCCCACTAGTCGGCCTCCTGCTCGCGGCGGATCCGCTCGGCCTCGGCGTTGACGTCGAAGACGTCCTCCTTGCCGGCGTCGAACTCCTCAGCTCGATCGAGCCACCATTCGATCCGCGACCGCGTCGTCTCGTTGCGACCGCGGCGGGCCTTGATGATCTGGGCGAGGGCGTTGTACTTGCCGCCCTGACGGTTTTTGTATTTGCCCCGCTTCATGTGGAAGTCGCTTCGAGCGCACGTCTCGATCGCCCGTTGCAGCTCCTCGACGTCGGCGACCTTGAGGGCCTCGCGGATCAGCTTCCGCGCCTCGGGGTCGAGCTCGCGCCCGCGCCCGCGGGGATTCATGCTTTTCACATACGTCGCCCAAACCGACTCGATTTCTTCGGTCGCTTTGCTTTTGACGGTAGGGCTGGTAGGGGGAGGGGGGTTTGCTGAATCTTCTTCACCTGTGTCTTCTTTGTCGGAAACACAGTTCCGCTCTTGACCGGAACCACAGTTCCGGTCTGGACCGGCACCAAACAACGTGTAGAGGTTCGGCTTGTGCAACCCCTGTCGCGTCGTCTCGAGTAGGTCGCCCTCTTCGAGCTCGCCGAGGTAGTTGCGGATCTGGCGATCGCCGACGCCGGCCAGCTTGGCGAGCTTCGCCTGCCCGACCCAACACTCGTCGGCCTGCCAGGCAAAGGAGCTGAGGAGGGCGTAGGTGAGGCGAGCGCCGGCCGAGAGGTCCGAGTCGCGGAGGATCGCGTTGGGGATCTGGGTGAAGCCCTGTTGGGTGGTGTCGTCGGCGAATCGGACGGCCTTCGGAGCGGCCCCGTCGCTCACCGATCTCCTCGCATTGTCTGATCCCTGGTCAAGACGGCGCGAAGGTAAACGCGCTGGTCGGACGGAACGAAAAAGCCCCCCTCCGATTCAGGGTCGGAGGGGGGCGGGGGTGAGGCGCTTTGTTCGAGCTTGACGACCCTACGTTGGCCGCTCCGACGACGTCAATCGGCGACCCTGCATTTTGCGACGAGCTTCTTCAACCGCCTCGGTCGAGAGCTCCTTGCCGCGGCCCCTGCCGGCGACCGGCCGGAATGCTCGAGCGACGTCCTCGGGGCAGTCCCGTTTCCAGTCGAAGGGGCGAGTCACGGCGTCGCTTCCGCCCTGGCGACAGCGTCGGGATCGAGGGACCGCAGCGCCGAGTCGACGCCGAGCTCGCCGCGGTCGACGAGCAGGATCCGCGCCGCCTGCACTTCTTCGTGGAAGGCGTTGGGACCACGGCCGTCACCCACCGCCAGGAGGGCGATCACGAGGACGATCGCCGCACCGAAGTAGAGGGTCGGGAAGCCCCACTCGGTGTCGAGCAGGCGGCCCATCATGGCACCGGCTCGCTCTCCGGCCGGAGCAGGACGATTGGCTGTCTCCCGGCGACCTTTCGCTCGGCCTCCGTCGCATCGGCTTTCTCGTCGATCCGCTCCCTCGATCGCATCGACGCGCCAGGGCAGAGCCGGCCGGTTTTGTAGTGCTTGTGCTCGCGGGTGACGCCGCTGTTTCGCATGGCGACGCTGCGAGCGCAGGCGATGCACGTGCCCCTCGGTAGCGGCGGCATCAGCGCGGCCTCCCCGGAGTGCCTTTGCCGCCGGCAACGAGGCCGGGGTTCGCGTTGTTGGTCGGCATCCCCTCGGCGATGTAGCAGGGGTCGCAGAGCACCGTCTCGCCGTCCCAGGTGCCGTCTTCCTGCATCCCGTCACCCTCGGGGTCCATGCCCGCTTCGCCGGTCGGAACGCCGTGCTTGCACGCCTTCGACTTCTTCGAGCGGCAGTTGATCGTCTCGCCCTTGGGGATCATTGGGCGACCCCCTCGAGCAGAGTCTCACCCAAGGTAAGGCTCGGGTTCGAGTTGAGGGTTAGAGCGCCCCGCCGATAGCGCATCGTCGTCGACGGCGAGGAGTGCCCGACTGCGAGCTGCACGACGTGGAGCTCGGCGCCGTCCTCGAGCGCGTTGGTCACGAAGCTGTGCCGCAGCCCATGCGGGGAGAGCTGCGGGTTGACCCCCGCGTAGTCGGCCAAGTGGCGGACCCGGTCGAAGGCCGTCTGCCTCGAGATCCCGCGCACCGGCACGACAACCCTCCGGTTGCGGTCGAGCCTTGCGATCACCGGCCCGGTGGTGCGACCTTCGAGGTAGGCGTCGAGGACGTCGACGACGAAGGGCGCGAGAGGCGTCAGGCCGGGCTTGCTGCCCTTCCGGGTGATCGAGAGGGCGCGGTGGCCGTCGACCACCCCCAGGTCCGGCACAGCGGCCCTCAGCGCCTCAGAGACGCGCAGGCCGTTGACGCCGAGGAGGGCGACGAGGAGGAAGTCTCGAGCGCTTTCCTCGAGCGCCACGGTGAGGAGCTTGGTCAGGTCGTCGGCGCCGAGCCAGGGCGTCTGCGACTCTCCCGGCATCGCCAGCCGTTTGACGTGGTCGAAGGGCGGCTCGCCGCGGAGCATCCCCCGTTCGCCGAGGTAGGCGAAGAAGCTACGGCAGGCGGCCATCTTGCGATCGACGCTCTGCGGGAGCAGGCCCCTCGAGAGGAGCTCGGCCCGGTAGGCGTTAACGTCGAGGCGGTCGGGCTCGAGCGGATTGACGTCGTGCGCGCCGCACCACTGCATGTAGTCGGTCAGGTCGGTTTCGTAGGCCAGGCGGGTGTTGTCGACCGTGTACTCGGTCCCCCACGCGACCACTAGATCGGCGGGGCTCACGACTGCGCCCCGATCGCCACCATCGGCGAGCCGCACTTCTCGCACATCGGCTGCTCTCCGGGTGGAACCTCGCCTTCCTTGATCTCGCGTTGGGCTTCACAAGCCACGCATTTCGCGGTGACGGTTGCCATAACTGGATCTCCTTCGGGTTCGAGCACCGGCCCCTGTAGCCGGCGACGGCGGGCATCCTACCGCATGTGTACACACGGAATGCTAGGGTGGCCGAATGGAGGAGGCGCCAGGGATCGACTTCCGCCCGACCGCGGCGCAGCGGCGCATCCTTGAGGGCGGTCCTCGAGTGATCGGCGGTCGGTCAGGTGGCCGGCGTTACGCGACCGAAATGTTCATCGTCGCCACCGCGGCAAACGAGCACGAGGCCAAGCTCGCTCTCGAGGATCTCCACACCAAGGGCATCGCCGCCCTCACCGACGAGGGCAAGCGGATCGACCCGACCGCGCGCCGACGTCGCTTCGCCGTGGTCAAGTTCGACGAGGAGCCGCGGCGCACCGCGCCCTGCCCCGACTGCGACGGCGCCGGCTGCGAACACTGCGGCGGCACCGGCCGAAGGTGGGTGTCGTAGGTGGGCCTCAACCTCGCCGCTCGCTGCCTCGACTGCAAAGTGCAGATGGGGATGCTGCGCGGCTACGAGTCGGCCGGGATCGCCGTCTTTGCCGAGGAGCACCGCGGCCACCGCAAGGCCCTACAGGTCGACAACGGTTGGGTCCGGGGCAGCGACGAGGAGGAATGGAGCGCCGGCCAGGAAGGCTTCAAGGAAGACGTCTACCCGCCCGACTGGCCGCCGTCGAAGCAGCCGGAGCGCTACCGGCACCGGGGCTATTGAACGGCCTGGCAATCATCATCATCTGCTCGATCGCCTTCACCGCGGCCGAGTGGGGCAGCGTCGACGTCCGCTTCGGGGTGACGATCCTCGGCGTCGCCTTCATCGCCTTCCTGGCCGGACTCCGGTGGGGCCGGACGTGACCGAGGATCCCCGCCTCACCCTCGACGACGTCGTCGAGCTCGTCAACGGCCTGCCCCTCGAGGCGGTCGAACAGCTCGCCCAGGGACCGTTTGCGAGAAACGGCATGTGCCGCGTCTGCGGGGTGCTCGAGCCGCTGCTGCCCTCGAGCCCGGAGGCCGCGGCCCTCTACGGCTGGCACGACTTCTTCGAGGACACCCCCTCTCTTGACGCGATCACGAAGAACTGGCAGCTCCGCTCGAGCGAAAAGGAGCGGCACGCCTTCCGGTCGGCCTTCGGGGAGTGGAAACGGAT